ATGGGATACGGGTGAGTTAAGCGGTCGTGATGGTGAATTTGTTGTATCGTTTAGCAAAGAATTTATCGAACAACTAAAGGAGCAAGGGTGATGGGTGATTTAATTGAGCAACTACGCAAAAGGATTTTGACATTAAATGAACAAGGCATAATGCCTGACCTTGTTCGTGAATTAGAGGGGTCAATTCTGAAAATCGAACAACTCCAAGCCGACCTAGAAGCAATCATGCAACAGCGTGACAGCTATCGGCATCAATCGACAGCGTTAAATCTGTTGAATGAGCAGCTTGAAGACCGATGCGCAGAGCTGGGGCGGGAGTTAGAGTGGATGCAAACTAAGTACAATACAGAGATGCGGATTCGGCAAGCGTACCAAAGCGGTTCTGAAGAAGTGGCGCGGAAGGCTTTTGTTGATGGGGCTGACTGGCAGATGAATGAGCAAGCATATAATGAAGGCGTAATTGTTTATGCAGCCGAGCAATACATTGAACGCGAATACGGCATTAAGGAGCAACAATGAATAGCCCAGAAAAGAAAACCGAAAAAGAAATTCTAAAAGAGTTTGTAGATGATTTAATGGCTGTCTTTGCAGAGATAAAACGCGAGGATCGAGAATTAGAATTTTACGTCAAGGGAGCAGAAAATGACTAATTTAGACTGGTACTCGGCTTTAAACGGTGCGATAACCTACGCCACCGAAAAAAACACGCGTTTAACCGCTATAACAGCCTATACAGCGTCATTTGAAAGCGGGGATAACCTAAGCCATAGCGATGTTAAGTTATGGCTACACGCTCGCAGTCAGGGCGATACGGTAAAAGAAAAATTCCCAGTCAAATGCCTGAACCCAAAAACCGGTGGCTGGGAGATGAACGGTGAGCCTTGCGATGCGCCTGATGTTGAGTAGTTAAAATAATTTACAAAAAGTGTTTACATTAGCAATCGGCTGTTTTAGTATTGCGGTATACAAACAAAAGGAGAAGCAAATGGAAAACGTAACACTTAAAATGCAAGACCAGCTAACCGGTAAAATAGTAACGCGCACAATAGACGCAACAAATGCCATGACTAGCGGAAGCAATTGCTGGGAGCTAAGAGAGAAAAGCGAGCAAGAAAAAAATCTAAACAATTGGATTCAGGAGCGCGGAAACGCGCAGCATGAAGCAGATTTAGTTTTAATCAGCTGGGAGTTTAACTAATGGATAAGCAAATAAGCAATTCAGGATTACAGGCATATTATGATCGTTTTGAGGCGGCAAAACGCGCAGTACGCGCCGCTAACCGATTAGGCAAAGAGGAGCGCAGTCGAGCGTTCGCACTTTACAACAAGCACCGCGCAGCATTACGCCAAGTGCAGACCGGCAAGAAAACAATGAAGCCTGAAGCTATAGACTTTATGACTACCGCAAACGGAATGCCTTGCGGGGTAGTTATTGACAGCTTCACTAGCGATGATATGGAATATCACTTAGTTGACACCCAAGGTTATCGCGCCGAGTGGCTAGAAAGCCGTATGCCATTAAAGGATAAGCACCGGGTAGAGTCAGAGATATTTGAGCATCAACGCAAGGAATGCGAATGGCAAATGGCGATGTAATTCACAAGCCGGTCTAGCGCCGGCTTTTCATTTGCGATTTATTTTTTAAAAGGTATACTAATGTTAATGGTTGTGCCAGATAACATTAGGAGATTAGTCAGTGACTACCAAACAGTTTTACAAAAACGTCATTATGTCAGTTGTGGATTTAACCCCATACGAAGGCAACTCAAGAACCCACAATACTTCCCAAATAGATCAGATTGCGGCAAGCATTAAAGAGTGGGGATTTACAAACCCAATACTTATTGATGAACAGAACACCGTTATCGCGGGTCATGGCAGATTGCTGGCGGCTCAAAAACTAAAAATTGACAAGGTTCCTTGCATTGTTTTAGAGGGGCTTACAGAGTCACAGAAAAAAGCTTATGTGATCGCCGATAACAGAATTGCAGAGTTATCAGGCTGGGACATGAGCAAGCTTATCATTGAAGCAAAGTCATTAATGGACGAAGGATTTGATATTGACTTAGCGGCTATTGATGAAATTTTTCTAGGCGGCAACATTAACGAATACAAGCCTATATTAGAGCCATCGTTTTCATCTGAAGATGTAACAGAATCAGATGTAGCTAAGACCAAAGTCAAGCTAGATAACCAATACGAACAAGCATCAAAACAAAACCTGACGGACGTTATTTGCCCAAATTGCGGCGAAGAATTTAAATTTTCAGGGGAATAAAATGCTTGATTTTGTATCAGAAAAACTTGAGTCAGCAAAGTTTCGGTTTGCCAAGACAATGCCAACGATTCCGCACGAATACTCGCTAAAGAAAAGCTGGGAAAGCGAAAGAGATTTTGAGTTCATAGTTTCATATATTCGCGAAAACGGTGTAGCGGAAATGTTCGGCAGAAAGCAGTTTATCTATTTGTATATTGGCGATTATAAGTATTGGACTATGGGCAGCCCAATTGAAAGAACAATACTTATCAACAGAGCCAAAGTAAAAAGCTATGAGCCGGTTTAATTTATGACGGTAATAGTAAAGCCATGCAGCGATTATGATGTGTCAAGCATACCGGTAAAGTATGATACCGAAGACGCGCTTTTTGCTACCAGAAAAGCAAAGCAATACTGGTTGCAAGCGGTTGAGCATGGGGCTTTAATTGGTTGCGTTTCGTTTTTTAAAGTGAGCGGTAAAAAAGCGAGAGTATCAAACTTATTCGTAGCACCTAGTCATAGAGGCAAAGGCGTTGGCGAGTTACTAGTTAGGTATGCTGAATACTGGGCTGGTAAAAACGGATTCACTAAAATAGAAGCAATTACTAGGCGTTCGCTTTTTATTGGATTGGGGTATCAGCCACAAAAAACCTTTAAAAAATATCAGCTTATGGAGAAGAAAATTGAAAATCTATCTAAATAAAAATGTTTTTGATGCAGCCCTAGAGCGCATGAGGTGGGTTTTTGACAATTTTCCTAACGTTGTTGTTTCAAGTAGCGGGGGAAAGGATAGTGACGTGGTTTTACGCCTAGCGTTAATGGTTGCCAAAGAAAAAAACAGGTTGCCATTAAGAGTTTGCTGGCTAGACCAGGAGATTGAATGGCAAATGGTAGCAGACCACGTTAAGAGCATAATGTATCAAGATGACGTAGACCCATTATGGCTTCAAATGCCGTTTGTCATTAGTAATGCAACAAGCGCCGAAACACCTTTTTTAGATTGCTGGGCAGAAGATAAAAAAAGCGAATGGATTAGAGAAAAAGACCCAATTAGCGTTCACGAAAACAAATACAACGAAACGCGGTTTCATAAAATGTTTGAAGCCGTTGCAAAGGTAGAGTATCCGAATGAGCCAATGTGCTACGTTGCTGGGGTAAGGGGCGAGGAAAGCCCAACCCGGCAAACAGCGCTTACAAGCGCAGAAACCTACAAAGGCGTTACTTGGGGTAAGACACTAAACAAGGCTCGTTGCCATTACACCTTTTACCCGATTTATGACTGGTCATATACCGATGTATGGAAAGCGATCCATGACAACAAATGGAAATACTGCAAGATATATGATTATTTTTACCAATACGGCGTTCCAACCAGAGAAATGCGGGTATCAAACCTAAATCACGAAACGGCGGTAAAAAGCCTTTATATCGCGCATGAGCTAGAGCCAGAAACATGGTCTAAGGTTAGTAGACGACTAAACGGCACAAACACAGCTAAGGTTCTACAAGATGATATGCTAAAAGTTCCAAAGCAATTGCCATTCATGTTTAAATCATGGCAAGAGTACAGGGATTATTTAGTTGATGTGCTTTATGAAGATGAAAAGAAAAAAGACACCTTTAAGAAAAAGTTTAAACAGCTAGATGAAAAATACATTCGCATGGCTCACAAAGACGAGTTATACCGGGTATGTATTAGCTCTTTACTGGCTAACGATTATGAATTTGTGCTTACAGGAAACTGGGAGTCCAGACCAGATATAAACAGCCTAAGAAACTTTTGGAAAGGTAGATACCATAAGAATAATGAGAAAAATAAATACATAGACTGGAGCAAAGAAAATGCAGATTCCACAGAAGCTTGAAAAAGCCCTAGAAAGCGCGCTAAATGACGCGGAGAGCAAGCAAGACATGGTTCATGCTATCAGGCTATGGCTACACAAGAACGCCAGCCTTGTAAGCGAACAGCCGGTAGATATGATCCATTGGGTAGACGTAGATAAGGTTTGCCCAAATGATTATAACCCCAACAGTGTCGCATCAAAAGAAATGCACCTGTTACGGACGTCAATATGGAATGACGGCTATACGCAGCCAGTAGTTACCATTTATGATAAGAACGTTGACAAGTACGTAATTATTGACGGCTTTCACCGTTACTTTACTTGCAAGAACGACAAGGCTATTCGAGAGCGCAACAATGGGCTATTGCCTATCGTGGTGCTAAACAAAGACATTAACGACAGAATGGCATCAACAGTAAGGCATAACCGGGCGCGCGGTCAGCATAGTGTAGCCGGCATGAGTAGCATGGTGTTTAATATGCTAGAGAACGGGTGGGCAGACCAAGAGATTTGTAACGAGTTAGGTATGGAGCCGGAAGAATTATTGCGACTGAAGCACATTACCGGATTCTCAAAGCTATTTGATAACACTGAATATAAAATGGCATGGGAAACTAGACGTCAAATACAGATTCGCCGAAAGCACAAAGAAGAACAGGCGCAAGCCGCAAAAGATTGATTTTTAAGCACAGTTGTAACGCATAGGAGATCAGTCAGTGACTGAAAAAAAGAAACCCGGACCAAAGCCGAAAAGTCTGACCAGTGAGCAGATTATTGAGCTTAAAGCTTTAGCGCAGTATCTGACACAAGAGCAGATTGCTGACTATTTTGAAATATCAGAGAGAACACTTCAGAACATATTTACCAGAGAGCCAAACATTTATGCCGCGTATAAAAAGGGCGCTATTAACGCGGTGGCAAGGTCAGCATCAACACTGACTAAAATGGCGTGGGGATATAAAGAATATGACGAGCGCGGAAATGTAACCGCAGTCCATGAGCCAGATAGAGCGGCGCTTATGTTTCATTTGAAGTGTCGTGGTGGTTGGAGAGAAACAGCAGACCTAAACGTGGACGTGCAATCACCACCATTAAATGTTTCGTTTAGCGTATCTAACCCGGTAAAGGATATTGAGGTCACTCGTGGCAAAGCTGCATCTTAGCGCGCCACAAGGCATATTTTTACAAGGATTAAACACAAAGTTTAGAGCGTATGTTGGCGGCTTTGGATCGGGAAAAACATTCGTTGGCTGTTTAGACTTGTTAAAATTTGCTGGGGAGCACCCAAAAAACAATCAAGGCTATTTTGCCCCAAGCTATGGTGCTATCCGAGATATTTTTTACCCGACAATAGAAGAAGCCGCTGAAATGATGGGCTTCAGAATAGAGATAAACTTAGGAAACAAAGAGGTTCATCTTTATAGAGGCAGGTCATATTACGGCACAATCATTTGTCGAAGCATGGATAACCCTAACTCCATTATCGGTTTTAAGATAGCGCGGGCTTTAGTAGACGAAATAGACGTACTTAAAAAAGAGAAAGCCGCTGAAGCATGGCGCAAGATTATTGCGCGTATGCGGTTAAAGGTAGATGGAGTCATAAACGGCATAGGCGTTACAACAACGCCAGAAGGATTTAAGTTCGTATACGAAAAATTTAAGCGAAACCCAACAGAGTCATTTTCAATGGTACAGGCGTCAACCTACGAAAATGCCGAGTTTTTGCCAGAAGATTACATTTCATCACTGATTGAAGATTACCCGGCACAGTTAATCGAAGCGTACATTAAAGGGCAGTTTGTAAACCTAACAAGCGGTTCTGTTTATACGTCATATGACCGGGCAAGCCGGAACAGTTATGAGTCACACAACGGTAATGAGCCAATCATTGTCGGAATGGACTTTAACATTAATAAAATGGCAGCTTGCATATTCGTATGGCGCGGCGAAGTATTGCACCAAGTAGACGAGATTATGAACGCTAGAGATACCGATAGCGTGATACAGGTGCTTCAAGAGCGATACACTGGTTGCCAGATACAGGTTTATCCTGACCAATCAGGTAAAAGTGCCAGTAGTAAGGGCGCCAGCCTTTCAGATTTTGCGCTACTTAAACAAGCTGGGTTCGCTGTTTACGTCAAAGGTAGCAATCCATTAGTCAAAGACCGGGTAATCAGTGTCAATTCAGCATTTGAGAAAGGCAGGGTACGAGTTAATGCTTTACGTTGCCCAGAAACAGCCCGGTGCTTAGAACAGCAAAGCTACGACAGCTCTGGTATGCCGGATAAGACGCAAGGACACGATCACGCAAATGATGCTTTCGGCTACCCAATTACTGCTATAATGCCAGTTAGTAAACCAATGGCGAGGGCAGCTAATGTGTCCAGATAACGTAGAAAGCATTATAGAGCGCCAGCCTCACTTAGTGGTCAGTGATAGCACTGGAGATGCACACGTTTTACCTATACCATTTATCAGAGATATTGCAGCCGGCAGAATAGACGCTGATTGCAAGGTGGCTGAATTATTGGCAATAGCATTATTGGATAGTCATTATGGCGATTAAGATAGACGATATTTTGCAGCATGAGCTATATTTGCAGCGACTGGCTACCGGTGGCGTACGGTCGGTGATTTATCCTATGCTAGATTCCATTTATGACGAGATAAAAATCATTCTAGCGCGTCAAAACGTGATCACAAGTCCGCAGGTTCTAGCGTCAATCACAGCACAGGTTAATCAGGTGATAACAGCTAATGGCGGCTGGGCTACCCTTACCAATGAAAACCTATTGGCACTAGCGGAGTATGAGGCGGCTTGGCAAGCGCGATACGCGGCAGCCGGGCTAGACATACCTATTAAAACACCAGCGGTTCAGCAGATACAGTCATTTGTCACACAATCCATTATGAGCCTATCAGTGGGCGGTAGAAGTTCTGCTGGGGTATGGGCGCAGTTTGTAGCCGAAAACAAGAACAGCCAAGCGCGGTTAATCAATGGCATTATAACTACCGGTTACGCGAGAGGCGAGGCAATAGGCGTTATTACAAAGAACATACGGACAGCCACAGACGGCATTATGCGGCGAGAGGCTGAAGCACTGGCTCGCACCGGCTACATTCACTATGCCAATGCAGCGAATGACGCTATGGTTGACGCCAACAAAGACCAGCTAGAAGAATGGTTTTATGTGATCACATTTGACAACCGCACAAGCGACACCTGTATTGCGCTAGACCAATTTAATGAACCCGGCGAAAGGTTCAGTGTAGAGGATTCGTCAGCACCGACACCACCACTGCATTACAATTGCCGCACCCGCAGAATGGGCGTTCCTAAAGACTACGAGCCAACCGGCACTAGAGCTGCAGTCGGTGGTCAGCCGGGCGAGGAAGCCAAAGAGTTATTTGAGGGCAAAAAAGACCGGTTACGAACAGCAAGCCAAGTTCGCTACAAGGGCAAGAAAGACAGCGAGATATTTAAGGCTGGGCAGATAAGGGCTAATACTAGCTACGAGAAGTGGCTAAAAGGGCAGCCTCGCTGGTTTATCGAAGATACGCTAGGGGTAACAAAGGGCAAGCTGTTTATAGACGGCAAACTGCCGCTTTCGCGCTTTAGTGATATGACCGGCAAGCCACTTACACTAGACCAGTTAAAGGCTAAGTATTCAGGCGCGTTTAATCGCGCAGGTTTGGGCGGCTAGAATATATTTCCAGTTGGTGCTAGACTTAAATCAATTTATTATATGAGGCTTACATGGCTACCATAAACTCAAACAATAATATGCTGACGCAAGCGCAGGTTCACCCTGACTATGCTTACATGCGACCGGAAATGAAAAAGGTTCGCGACTGCATCGAGGGCGAATACAGAATTAAGTTTGAGGGGTATAATTACTTGCCTCACCCAAGCGCTATTGACACAAGTAGCGAATTCCAGAAAGCCCGCTACAAAGAATTCCTAGAAGGTGCAGAGTTTGATAACTACCCCGACCGCACCCGGCGCTCGATGATTGGCAAGATGCGAATACATGATTCTACGTTAACAGTGCCAGAGCAAATCAATTACATTATCACCGATGCCGATGGTGACGGCTTACCATTACATGATGCTATTGAGTTTGCAGCGAATAATATTTTGCAAATGAAATATCATGCTTTGGTAGTAGACTATCAAGGATTGGGTGATGTTGATTTAAAGGCGGTATCTATTGCCGATGCCAGAGAAGCGAATATCCGGTCAAGCATCAAACAGTATGCCCGCGAAAATATCGTAAACTGGCACTTTGACCGCGTGAATGGTGCTATGCAATTAGCATGGATTATGTTGCTCGAGCGCGGCTCTGATTTTGATGAATACACTTATACGCACGAAGACATTGAAAGTTATCTAATTCTAGCCCTTGATGAAAACGGCGACTACTACCAGCAAAAGGTAGTTTACGCGTCAGGCAAAAAAGAAGAAGGCGAGCGCAATTATGTAACCGTCAATGGTCAGCCGATGAAGTGGTTACCGGTTATATTTGCCGCAGACGAGCAGATTCCGCCAAGTATGCTACCGAACCAGCTGGGCTTTATTAGTGCTATTTGTGATTTAACTTTGCAGAAGTACCGGGTAAGCGCCTATTACAAAGAAACCCAACGCAATCTAACCCCAACCGTATTTACTAGCGGCTGGCAGGTCGGCGACCTAGAACAGTTTAAGATACTGAATGGTCGTGATTACATTGCCACCGGCGGCGTGGTTGTGAACAATATGCCAGATGGCGTAACCGTTGATATTAAGTCACCGGCTGCTGAAATGACCGACTTTCAATGGTACTTTGGCAAAGCTGACGAACGTATTTTATCTATGGGCGGCGCATCTAAGCGCGAACAGGTTATGACGGCTACTGAAGCCGAGATTTATGCAGCCGAGCAAAACTCAATGCTAACCAGTATTGCGGATAACCTTGAGAAGTCATTTAAAAAGGCTATTACCTACTGCATGATGTTTGAGGGGCTAATTACCCCAGATGAAGTTGAATTCGAAACGGAAGAAATTGTGATCGGGTTACCGCGTGATTTTGCATCGCCTAAACTGGACGTAGAAGAAGTTAAAGCGTTGTTTGAGGCGTACATGCAGGGGCTGAAAACAAAAGAGCAGGTAGTAACAATGCTTGCTAACGGCGGCTGGGATTACCAGACCGCTGAAGAAACACTAAACCAACTTGAGTTATCCATCGGGTAACTTTAACGCCCTTATGGGCAACAATGAGCCGGTGGCTCAATAGAAAAAAGGTGGCTGTGCCATGAGTGATTTAAGCAAAGAGCAATACGAGCAATTACCTGAATTTATTAAGCCTGACTATGTTGAAGTCGATGGTGTTTACCGACATGGCGGGTTTATGAAAGTTAAGGGTACTGCTGACCAATTAGACAAGGCAGCTAAAACCGCACAAGCAGATCGCGAACGTGCAGAGCGAGAGCTGTCGGAATACCGCAAGATGGAAGCAGAGCGACTCACAGAAGCAGAGCGCAAGGCTTACGAAAAGGCAAAGGCTGACGGCAATACAGAAGAACTTGAAAAGCGCTGGCAGGAAAAACTGTTAGACATTCAACGCCGTGCTGACGAGTCGCAAAAGCAATTTAAAGAGCGTATGAGCGCACTTGCCAAAAAGCAAAAAGAAGCCATTGCTGACCAGATTGTGGCTAAATATGCCGTAGAGGGTGGCGAAGCGGCGTTTAAACGGCTATTATTAGGTTACATTGACGTTGATGTTGAAACGGACAGTGAAACCTTTTTAGATGACAGTGGCAGTGCCACAAGTTTAGATCGCACAAGCTTTGAGGGTGAATTGAAAAAGAATCCCCTATTTGCGCGGTTGATTAAAGCAGATGTTGCTACATCCGGTGGCGGCGGTGCAAACGGTTCAACGGTTGGCGGTGCTAACAAGAAACCAGAGGATTACAGCGAGCAAGAGCGAGTGCACTTGTTCAAAACTAATCCAGTATTATTCAAAAAACTTTTTAGCTAATTTGGAGAATTATCATGGCTAATACACTGATTTCTGATGTTATCGTGCCAGAGGTATATGCTACCTATCAAGCCGTTGACAGCCCAGAGAAAACTGCTTTTTTCGATGCTGGCGTTGCAGTACGTTCAGCTTTATTAGATGGTTTCGCTAATGGTCAAGGCGGTAACATCAAGACTGTTCCATTTTGGAAAGACCTTGATGGTTCTGTTGAGCCTAACTACTCAAGTGATGCGGCTGGTACTTCAGCTTCACCACAGAAAGTAGTTGCTGGCGAGCAGATTGCCCGCGTTGCCTTTATCAACCAAGGCTATTCATCTGCTGACATCGCGGCTGAATTGGCTGGCTCTGACCCAATCCAGCGCGTTCGTAACCGTTTCGGCTCATACTGGCGCAAGGCATGGCAACGCCGCGCTATTGCCTCGTTAAACGGCGTATTAGCCGATAACGTAGCAAATGACGGTGGCGACATGGTAAACAACGTAGCTGCTGCTACTAACACCGGTGTTGGCGCTGGTACGCTGTTCAGTCGTGAAGCGTTTACTGCTGCTGCATTTACCAGTGGTGACCACTTTGACGACTACAACGCTATCGCTGTTCATTCAGTGGTTTATAAGCGTATGGTTGACAATGACGACATCGACTTCATTCCTGACTCACAAGGTCAGTTGACTATCCCGACCTTTATGGGTCGCCGGGTAATCGTTGATGATGGTATGCCGTTCACTGCCGCCGCTGGTACTGGTGGTTCTGATGCCGCTGCTAAATACACCTCAATCTTGTTCGCTTCAGGCGCATTGGGTTATGGTGAAGGCTCTGCGCGTACTCCAGTAGAAGTACAGCGCGAAGCCGCACAGGGTAACGGCGGTGGTATTGAAACCTTATGGGAGCGTAAGCAATGGTTGCTGCACCCGTTCGGCTTCAAGTTCAGCTCAACTACCGTAACCGGCAACAGCCCTACCCTTGCTAACTTAGCATTGGCTGCTAACTGGGATCGCGTTGTAGAGCGGAAGAATGTTCCACTAGCGTTCCTTATCACCAACGGCTAAATCGTGGTGGTTCTAAAAGCCCTGCTCCGGTGGGGCTTTTTTATGCCCGAAAAATAATTTAAAAAAATTTACGAAAAAAGCTTTACATTGGTTTTTTGGTAATCTAATATCTCTAATAACGAAGCAGGAAACACCCAAACGGAGAAGCAAAATGAACACATCAATCGAACGTACCGAGCAAGCAATCAAAAGCGGCAATTTTAAAGGCAAGGTATATGAGTACCGGGTATACACCCTGACACTATCACCGGAGCATTTAAAAGCTGGCGCAGACTTTATGTTGTATGAATCATTTAATGACTTACATTATGCCCAGCAGCTAGTCGATGAAATCAATGCTACTGACTACGAAATTGCAGTTCTAGTTTATTAATAAAAAGGAGAAAGGAAATGAATAAATCATACGAATTGTCAGACGGCTCACTATCAACAGATTATGAAGCTGGCGACACCTTTATTTTGCTAGAAGGCTCTGGCGCTGACCCCGCTGGAACTGTTATTACTTGCAAGGAGCATCAAGGCGATAGGCTTTTATACAAGCATGGGTATGTTGTTGCTTTGTGGTCATGGGTTAAGCCAACCGAAGAAACCAAGATTAAATCAGGTTTGCGGAAGCTTAAAAAATGCCTCGCTGATTATGAGGATAAAAACAATCCGCAGCCACTGGCTAGAATCGTAGATTGGCGCGGCGGTGAAAGCGTAGAAGAAACTGACGTGGTGCTGCACCTGTCAGATGAAGGTAATATTATCTTTATAACTAGCGGCAATTTCTTTGAACTTCACTTAGACGCAAACCCTGAATCAGTGGTGATTCGCTTAAATAACGATTTGATACCTAAGCAACGGGTTATGACTAAAGCCGAAGCCGAGTTAAAATTTGGCGTTCGGATAAAAGATTAGGAGAGCAACATGATCCAAGTCACCTCAAAAACCACCAAGAAGATTGTGCAAATCAGGTCTATGGGAAGCTGTTTTATGGCGATGCTATTGCAGCCGGCAATGGTTGAAGATGGCTACGACCTACTAGATAGCAAGCTATACGCTACCCAAGACGGCGCGTTACGGTGGGCTGATAAGGTTTTGAAGCAATAACCTACCCTACGGTATAGGATTTATAAAAGCTCGCTATGGCGGGCTTTTTTTATGCCTGTTTGCGAATAACCCAAACTGATGCAATAATATAAAACAACCGTCAAGGCGTGAGTGAGGCACTATCATGAACATGAAACAGCAATTAGAAATCCAGCGCTTATATTCAGCACAGAAAAACCAGCCAGAAAAACCGGTTGATGCCCCAGTTGAGGCGCCAAAGCCAAAGGCAAAGCGCGTAGCAAAGGGCGGCAAATCTAATGGCTGATAAAAAATACGCGCCGGTTGGCTCATTGGCTTATAAGGTATGGTGGCTGCAACAGCGCCGCAAAGACCGCAAAAAAGACGATGAAGCATGAAGACTTATACCATTCAGGACTTTGGACCCAATGACCTATTGACCAGTGAGCGCTTTGGCACTCGCCGGGTTCGCGTAGACTTTGGACAGACAGGGTTTTTTGAGGGGCGTGAGTTTTACACATTCCAAGAGTTTACTATTCCATCACTAGCTGAAATTGCTGTTCGTGCTACCACTCCGGTTGACGTTATTTTGTATGAGTCAGCATTATCGGTTGAGGCTGGCACAGTGCGCGTGGAGTTATACAACGGCGGCACTTCTGGTGAAGTATGGACACCGATGCCGATACTACCAAAAAACGGCATGACTTCAACACCCGCTTATACGCCGCAGGTGGCGATGGCTTACAATGGCGCACATACCGGTGGGCAATTAGTAGATTTGGTCGTGGTGGCTTCATCAGGCACACTAAACAAGCAAATCACAGCCGGCGGCGGCGTTTCAACCGAGCGCGGCTTTCCACCGGGAACGTATTACTACGTTTTAACCAACACATCAAACCAAAGCGCGAAATGTATATTCTCTGCTTGGTGGGAAGAAAGACCAAATACATAGAGGGTTAAACAATGGCGGTAACAGTCGGCACAAACGCTTATATCAGCTTGGTAGATTTTAAGGCGTGGGCATTAGAGCGCAATAAGGATATAAGCGCGTATACTGACACACAAATTAACGGAGCTATTGTTGAATCAAGCGTGGATTTTATTGACGTGCAATACACCTTTATCGGTGAAAAAGATGATCCAAACCAAGCCATGCAATTACCGACCGACCGAGTAAGCATTGCAGATATTATTAATGGCGCGGCGCTGGCTACGCTGTTGACATTACAAGGGCGGCTATTTGTGAACCCGTTAGATATCAACATGGCTGGTATTGTTGAGTCAGAATCAAGCGGCGTGGGCTCACTGAATGAATCGGTAACCTATCGCGGCGGCAGTATTTTATACTACCTTTCAGCAAGCCGAATTGACGACCTATTACAGCGGTTTACAATAGGTAATGGCTTGGGCGTTTTAAACCGTTTCTAAGGGGNNATATCATGAGCAAAGTTATCTTTACAACCAGCGAATATTAGTTCTAAACGCAAGGCTTTTTTAGAGGCTGAAGGCTACGTTGTGCGCGATATTCGTTTTGCGCCAGCCGGGTATAATGCGCCAGAAATCGTTGAGCCGTTGAGCGGTAAGGCAAAAGAGTCTAAAATAACCAAAAGTACCGTTAAAACTAAGGGTAAATAATGGACTCTACTACCAAACTTTGGAGCGAGATTGATAGCCTTAAAGAAAGCCGTATCAGGCATGACGAGCGCATGAAACGCTTAGAGGCAGGGCAGACGCAAGCTATGGAGCATTTCGCAAAGCTAGAAACCAAGTTTGATGAAGTCAGGGGCGATCTGTCCAAGGGCTTTGGCGCCGTCACCGAAAGAATTAGTGAGATTGAGCGCACAGCTACGAGCCAAGACGGTTACCGTAAAGGGCAGATAGACTCGCTAAAAAAGTTTGGATTATGGGTTAGTATCGCAGCTGTTGTTATTAGTTTGATTGCATGGGGAGTTACCCGCTAATGGCACTATCGCAAGCTAAGTTTGTCAGTATTGCAGACAAGTTATTTGCTAAGGCTAAAGCCGGCAATTTAACTAGGGTTGCAGTATTTAGCTTGCCCGGTGATTATGATCCATTAACCGACATTATCGGCGACCCATACAATGAAACGGTAGATGCTATTATTGAGAAGTACAGCAAACGGGAAATTGACGGTCAGCTAGTGCAGTCTAATGACCTTAAATTATTAGTGCGAAACAGCCAGCTGATGGCGATAGACCCAAGAACAGATGGTATGACGCTATCTATTAATGGCTCAAGCCTTACCATTATTGACGCGGACATTGACCCAGCTAATGCTGTCTGGACCATACAGGTCAGAGGCACTATTGCCCAGCCATTTAATGGCGAGGCTAGTTCTTTAACCTATCTAGCGACCTACAACGGCAACCCAAATACCGGCGCTGAAGTTATTGATGAAGCCGTTAATGAGGATATGCCATGAGCAGGTTCACCGTTGAATTAAAAAAAGCCGTTAAAACCACCTCAAAAGACATAAACGATTTGTGGAAAAACTCTGTTGCTGAAACCTTTTCGCAGGTTGTTTTGAAAACGCCGGTAGATAAAGGCGCGGCTAAAGCATCATGGCTAATGGGTTACAACAACGATGGCTCTATTGGCGACAAGCAATTAAACATTACCGCTAATGACATTCCAGACGTTGGCAATTCTTATTTATTGTTCAGCAATATTCCATACATTGAGCGGCTAGAAAACGGCTAGGTCACAGCAAGCGCCTATTGGTATGGTTAGCGTAACCGTTGCTAATTGGAAAACCATTGTAGCGAGGTTTAACGCATGAGCCGTCAGGTAGATATTCAACAGGCAGCAATAGCGGCGTTAATAACAGCGGTTGACGGCGATTATCCTATTAAATTACCAAACAGACCTTTTGTGACGCCGGAAACTACTTGGTTGCGATTCACCTATTTACCGAATCAGCCGGTACAAGTAGCTTTGGGCGCGAATGGCAAGGACGTAATATCTGGCGTTTTTCAAGTGGATGTATTCGCGCCTAAAGGCTCCGGGCGTAATGGACCATTAGGAATTGTCGATTATTTATGCGGTAGCGCATTTAAATCAGGCTTGCGTTATACTGTTACCGATGGTGAAGTATTAATCCGTTCAGCAGGTTTAACCAACACGCTCGAAGAAACGGCTTGGTATCAACTTGTTATTACAATTGAATTTACTGCTTATCTAGCGAGGACTACATCATGACTATTGCATCAGGCGCTAACCACTCGTTAGCTTATGTGGCAGAAACCGTTGCAGGAACGACCCCAGCAACGCCAGCATTTAAAAAGGTACCACATACCGGTACTACCATAGGGGTATCTAAAGAAACCCAGCAGAGCGCCAATTTGGGCGGTCGTCAGCTACGCTGTTTTAAGCATGGCAACGTATCAGTTTCAGGTGATACTTCACATGAAGTCGGCTATGGCGATTTTGATGATTTGCTAGAGGCTGCATTATGCGGCACTTGGGCTACCAACGTATTAAAAGCGGGCGTTGTTCGCCGCACGTTTACGGTTGAGCGTTTGTTCTCTGATATTTCAACCTACATTCGCCATCGCGGTTGCGAAGTTAACACTATGGCTTTGTCGGTTGCGCCAAACGCTATTCCTACGTTAACCTTTGGCTGGGTGGGCTTAGACCAAGACCCATTAAACACATTGTTCACCGGTGCCACCTATACGGAAGCCAGCAACAATTGCCCGTTTGATAGCTTCACCGGCGTAGTGCAGGAAGCCGGCTCGCCGTTGGGTATTGTCACCCAGCTAGACATGAGCTTGGAAAACGGCATTGAATCGTTATATGCAATTGGATCAAACAAAGGCATTGACAAGTCCATTGGCAAATCAATTGTAACGGGCAACATTACCGTTTATTTTGAAAATACTACATTGATGAACAAGTTTTTGGCTAACACAGAATCATCAGTTGATGTAACGCTGACTGGCACTGGCGGCAGCCTTAAATTTGATATTCCGCGTTTGTCATTTACTTCAGGTGCAAACCCCGATGTAAGTGGTGATGGTAGTGTAACCTTGAGCTTAGATTTACAAGGCTTATTCGATCCAACAGACGCATCAAATATCGTTATCACCCGCGCTGCGGCGTAACGATTAGGACGGCTTAGAGTGCCACCTACTTTAAGCCGTCCGCTTATTTCATAGGTGGATTAGGTGGATTTTTATTATGAGTATTGTAGATAAACTACTCGAGCGCGCTATCGATGATAAAGCGCGACCTTTTGAATTATCACTCATTGTCCCAGACGTAGGCTCTGTTTTAGTGGCTGGCGATGTTTTGCCGGCGGATAGCCGCGAGTACAAACGGCAAGCTGTTAATGTAAAGCGTATGTGGGCAGAGGATAAGATTAAAGCCGATGATTACCCGGCAGAACTCATTAGTCGTATCACCTCAAATGTAACCGTTAATGGCGAGCCAATCACTAGCGAAAAATTGCGCCAATTAATTGACCGCTACGAATCGTTGTTAGATGCGATTGATAGGGAGTCAACCGCTAATACGGTTTTTACAGTAAAGCCACAGACCAGCTTATTGAATACGCAAAGCGGCAAGCGTGGCTCGACCAGCCGGCGTCAAAAGGTTCTAAAATAACCCGCAGACAGCATTATGAGCAGTTAAGAAAGTCAGGCGTTGATAAACAAGAGGGTATAGCCCTAGAGTTCCCAGCATCGCTTGAATATTTGTGGGGCTGGTTTTGTGAGTTAACATTTACTGATTTTAGCCCGGTGCAGATACAAGCCTTTTTTGCATTAGAGCAAATAGATGTTAAACCTTGGGAATTAGACCTACTGAAAACGCTTAACAGGGAATGGAGAAAAACATCAAATAGCGGCGGCAGCTAGGTTGTTGCCGCTTTATCGCGCAAGGTCTATACTATGGTTATAGCCGATAGGAGCGCGTAATGTCCAAAGCAACAATAGTCTTAGAAGCCCAATCGGGTCAAATACGCACAGCAACCAATGACTTGCGCCAGCTAGAGCAGCAGGGAGAGCGGGCTGAAAAGGCGGGCAGAAACTTAACCGGCGTTTATAAAACGCTCGCCAGTGTTTTTGCTACACTTGGCGCGGCTAGATTCGTACAATCAATTATATCAGCCACAGTTGAACAAGAGCGCGTAACCGCACAGCTAGAACAGACACTACGCTCAACAGGTCGTTATACTCCAGAATTATCCCAAAACATGCAGGACTATGCCGCAGAGTTGCAAAAGGTTACCACTTTTGGCGATGAAGCAATCATAGGGGCGCAATCACTTCTATTGACCTTTACCCAAATCGGCGAAGACACAATGCCCAAAGCTACTGAAGCGGTAGCGAACGTGGCGATTGCTATGGGTACTGATTTAAAGTCTGCTGCATTACAGGTGGGTAAAGCCCTTAACGATCCAGTAAGAGGGCTTAACGCCCTTTCGCGTAGCGGTATTCAATTTTCAGAGGCGCAGCGCGATTTAATTAAAGAGCTAGTTGAAACTAACCGCGTAGCAGAGGCGCAAACGGTTATTTTAGGCGAGCTAGAAACCCAGTTTGGCGGCAGCGCAAGAGCGGCTCGTAACACATTAGGCGGCGCTATTTCATCGCTAAAAAATGCCTTTGGTGATTTGTTAGAAGGCGATAAAAGCGGGCAGGGTGTCACTGGTGCGACAAAGGCAATTAATGAGCTTACAGACGCGCTTAGTAGCCCGGAAGTGGTTGAAGCGTTTGGCGTAGCGGTACAGGGCATTGTTTCAGCTGTTGGCGCTGGCGCTAAAGGCGTAAAGTTTCTAGCTGAAAACTTAGACACATTAATAACAGTTGGTCAGGCAGTCGCATTAGTATTTGGAGCGCGGGTAGTCGGTTCTGCTACTGCAAGTGCTGTTGCGTTTAGCGCCGCTCAAATACAGGCTATCAGGTTACAATTTGCGGTAAATGGGCTAGGAGCATCAAGCGGAGTAGCGGCGGCGGGGATAACCGCTATGGGCGCAGCGGCGGCTACGGCGGCGCGAGGTATGGCGCTGTTAGGTGGACCAGTAGGCGTTATCGCATTAGCTGTTGGGGCGCTAGTTTTATTTAGTGACCGGGCAGAAACGGCGTCAGAGAGATCGCAGCGTTTAGCGCGTGATGTTGATGATTTAACTAATAGCTTTAAAAAGCTAACAGAAGAACAATTGCGAAACGAATACAACGCGCAAGCCGCTCGAGCATTTGTTACTTTACCGGCTGATTTAGCCCGCGTTCGTAGCGAAATTGATAAGTACACGAAAGTTATTGACGATGCTAACCGGGCGCAAGCGCAAGGCAGCGGGCGAGAATCGCAATACGCGGTGCAAAGCAAAGAAGTAAAAGAAGCGCGTCAAAACATTGAGCGTTTAAATAATGATGCTAAAAACCTAGAAGAACAAATGCTGTTATCAGAGCGGGCGGTCGAAAAGCTAGGCGACCAGCTGGCTAACTTGAACAACACAAGTGATGCCACTCTAAAAAAACAAGATGAATTAACCCGTAAAACAAAGGAGCAGATTACTGAATACCAGCGTTTGAGCGAATCGTTGCTTAATCAAATACTGGTGATGCAAGAAACCGAAGAAGTCGCCGAGCGTTATCAAATAATGCAGCGGCTTGGTGTTGACGCTACCGAAGAAGAAATTGCCGCGATTGACACGTTGCTGGGCAGACTTAATCAGTTACGCGCACAGCGAGAGGCTGACCGTCAAGCCGAGCAAGCAGCCAGAGAAATGGAACAATTCCAGAAAGGCGAGGAGCGAATTGGCGAGGATTTTGGCAGGTTGCAAGGTCAATTAGCTATTTCAACCAGCGAAGACCCAGAGATTGTTCGGCTAGAGCAGCAATTGGCTGACCGGTTGGCGTTAATTGACGAATACCGTATGACGGCACAGGCTAACCAATTAGCGGCTGACGAGGCGGAAATAGCAGCCTTTGAAGAAGTGGAGCGGCAAAAGACCGAAATAACCAAGCGCGAAGAAGAAGCCAGAAAGGCGCTTCAATTGCAGCAGATTGATGCTACGGCTTCATTCTTTGGCGATATTGCCCAGCTTGCAAAAAATGGCGGCGAAGAAGGCTTTAAAATCTATAAAGCAGCAGCTATTGCACAGGCGGTTATCGGTACTTATTCATCGGCTGTTAAGGCGTATGACTCATTGGCAAGTATACCAGTAGTCGGACCGGCGCTTGGTGCAGCGGCGGCGGCGGCGGCGGTAGCCTTTGGTTTCCAGCAAGTGGCGGCTATTAAAGCCCAGCAACCACCCGGACGTGCTTTAGGCGGTAGTGTTAGTGCCGGCTCAACTTACATGGTGGGTGAGCGTGGTCCAGAGTTAATGACGCCGAGCACATCGGGCAGCGTGACACCGTTTAATCAGTTGATGGACGAAGCCCGGAAGGGTTTTAAGGGAAGCGATCAACCGCAAGCACCAATTATCAATATCTATGGTGCTGATAAACCACAGACCCAGCAACGATGGTCAGATGCGGAGCGCCGGTGGGTTATTGACGTCACAGTGGCAGAAATGCGACCGGGCGGGCGTTTGCATCAGGCGGCGACTCAAAACCTTAATACGACTACGAGAACGCGGTAATGGCTACTTATCCAGCGGTACTACCGTTGCCTTCATTCAGTTACAGCCGAAACCAGCTAACCGGTGTTCGCCAGTCTGATTTGTCGGGCAAGGCGCGGCAGCAGAGAATCATTTATGACAATCAGTTTGTATATGATTTGACGTTTGAGTTTAGTAGCGGTCAGGCGCGGCTATTCCGTCAGTGGTTAGTTGAAGAATTGCTGCATGGCAGAAAGTCATTTACGATAGACCTACAAGACGAGGGCGGTATATCTAATAAGCTAGTCAGGTTTACCGCTAATGGCAGACCTAAAGCATCGCCGCAACAGAATGTTTTATGGGTTTATACGGCACAGGTGGTTAGTAGATTATGAGCGCTTATCCGTCAACATTACCACCACCGTTGCAATCCGGGTATTCGATAGAGTACCAAAACGGCGATATGGAGCTTAATCCGCAAGCTGGCACATCGTTTATAATTCGTCAGTCTGATAGCAACCCGGCAATCTTTTCTGTTAACTGGAATCTATCCCAAGCACAGGCGGACGTATTTTTTGCTTGGTTTAATAACGACCTAAACGCCGGCGAAAATAGTTTCACTATTGACCTGTTATTAGAGTCAGGAATGAGTCAGCAAACAGCTGTTTTTGTCGCTGATAGCATGACCGGTTTTTCACTGGCTGAATATGATCGCTATATTGTAACGGCACAGCTTTTCGTTGGCGCAATATCCGATCCAGATGCCGGCGAGTATGAAACATTACTTGGGCTGGCTGAATTAGACGAAAACGGCGATCCAAACGATAGCTTAAATTTAATTGATATAATCATTAATGAGGTGCTACCTTGACCGCGTATGAAGATTTTTTCCGCAAACTAGACGGCAGCAAAACGCTGCATACTACGGTTGAGTTTTATAACAGCGGGTTCGGTGTCAAGCGTTATGTTACCGGTGAGCAAGTGGATAAATCATTTACATTAGAAACTGACGCACCGAGAAATGCGAATACGTCAGTAGTATTTACGGCGGCAGCCTTTAACGCTCCTACGCCAGACACCGGCGAGCAGGGCGATATCAGCCTAGATATTCAGATTGCCGGTGCTGGGCTACAGATAGAAGAAATGATGCGGGCTAGGGTGCAAACAGAGCCTGTTCAGGTTATATGGCGGCAGCACCTCACTGGCGAAACTTACCCAATTATTGTGCTACCATTTGAGATTAATAACGTAGAGCTGAATGATTTAATAGCTACGATTCAAGCGGCGAGTATTAACACTTCAGGCTTGGATATTTCAGAGCGTTACACTACTGACCGCTTTCCCGGCTTAAAGGCGCGATTATGATCCCAGCAGATTATATTAACGATGTAGTTGGTAAAAAATGGGTAGCCGGCTCCAGTGACCCATCAATTGGGCTAGATTGCTGGGGCTTAATCGTTGACAGCTACAAACGAATAGACGGTATTGATTTACCTAAACTGAATAGTTATGCAGATTTAGATATTGCTGAAGGATATTTAGAGGGCTTGCAAAAAGGCGCTTGGCACAATTGCGGCGAGAAAGAGGGCGCGGTAATAGCTTGTTTTGACAAGCTGGGCAGATTAGACCATGTAGCAAGATTATTTCTCGGCAAAGCACTTCATGCTCGCGGCAAAAAGAATGACGCCGGCGAGGTATGCCTTTGGTCATTAGACCATTTGCGCCGATTGTATAAAGTGGAGTTTTACGAATGGCGCTAATACGGCTATGCAAAAACCCGCTGTCGGGTAAATACAAGATTGAAACCTTTAACGGTTCATTAATGGCTTTCATTGCCCGGAATAAGTGGTGCAAAGAGGGCGTTATTGTAACCGTAAATGGGGTTATTGTTGCCGATAGCGGCAGCATGTCGCCAGAAGAAATGGTCAAAGCCCTAGATTTCATGGTTGAAACCTACGACAGCGTAACCATTACAGCTAGACCGTTTGGTACCGGTTTGGAATGGTATTGGATAGCGGCAATTGTAGTCGGCGCGGGCGTAGTTGCCGCAGCATTAATGCCAAGACCTAAGCCACCGGGCGATGCCGGCGTCAATGATTCCTCAGCGAACAACCAATTAAACGCAGCCAGAAACAGCTTCAGACCAGAGCAAGCTATTCCAGACATTGCCGGGCAGGTTATAAGCACTCCTGATTTCATAGTTCCTAGTTATTATGAGTACGTCAACAACAAGCGCAGATTTTTTGAGCGTTTTTGNGTNGGNGTNGGNTACCATANNATNGNCGANNTNAAAGACGGCACAACGCTAATTGATGATTTGGCGGCTTCCAGTTATACGGTTTACCAGCCGAGCGACACAGTGCCAAATACTATTGATGTTCGCCCGGCAGAGGGTACGGTTGATTTACCATTGCCAGCTCCGAACAGCTCGTCTCAATCATCACAGATCAGCGGCGGTTCATTCTTATCATCTAACCAATTAGATTTAGGCGCTGATGCCGTTGATATTATTGATTTTTTAGAGCTTACAATTGGCGATGTTTGTACGCTTGATGTTTGGTATACCTTTGAAGGTTCATCATCACAAGAGCAAGGTACAGGATTACAGATTACTAATATCAGTGGTTCGGTTTTAACATTTACCGGCGCGTCATTCCCTACTGACGATGGCGGAACAGTTTTTGGCTCAATTATTAAAACCAGCGGCACGACCAGCAATCCATGGTTTACGCTAGAAGGCAATTCCATTGAGCAGATATGGTATCAAGTATCAATGCCGCAAGGTATACGCAAAGGCGATGGCACGATTATTACAGTCGCTTATGCTTTGCAGTATGAGTTATTGGTTGACGGGGTACCAAGCGGTTCACCGGTTATAGTTAACCGCAGTTTTTCCGGTGACACATTAGAGTTTCAGGGGCGCACAGATAAAGTAACGGTTACAACCCGGCGCGTACAGAGCGCGAGTGGTCAGAACTACCGGCGTGATTGCTGATAACGCAGTTGATTTATTGCGTTGTGAATACATTGCATCGGTCGTTACTTCAAGCGCGGCTAACTACGGCAATGTAACTATTATTGACACCGTACGGTCAACAGCTCCGCAGCAGGGGCGGCAAGCCAGCGAGCGTATTAATTGTAAAGCACAGCGCCGTTTAGAGCTATTTAACGCAAGCACAGGTACGTTTGCTACTGGCGTATTTACGGCTACCCGCAGCGCGGCTCAATATGCTATGTATTTGCTAACTAAACGCGGCAAGGTTAACCTAAGTCTTATTAACTATACCGAGCTATTTGATGCAGAGCCAGAGGGCGTATTGTCGCAATTTGATTATAGCAACGATACGTTTAATGTTGGCTTGCGCGAGCGTATTTCAGTTTGCCTAAACGCGGCTAGAATGTATCAATACATGCAAGGTTCGGTTTGGCGGTTTGGGCGCGATGAAGAAAAGCCGGTGCGGTCTTTTGTAGTCAATATGCGAACGCTTGTTCCGCAGTCTTACAAGATGAATGAGCGGATCACAGTTACCAATGATTTTGACAGCGTGGAAATAAAATACGTTGACGCAGCGACTAATTCACCGGCTTACATTCGCAAAAGAATAGCATCAAACGGCGATATTGAAGATGGTGCTGGGCTACGAGTTGATAAAATAGAATTAGCCGGGTGCAGAAACGCTTTTCAGGCACAGAATCGCGCTGAATTAGAAATACGCAAACTAAAGACCTTGCGCCGGTCGGTGCGAGCTGATGTATTGCCGGATATTATGGCGGTTAGCATCGGTGAGCGCGGTGGGGTAATTAACCCGGCAAGCGCCATTTACACTTCAGGTGAGGTGCTAGATATTGACGGCACAACACTTACAATCAGTGAGCCTGTTGGTGCATCCGGATTTATTTACATTGTAGAGAATGACGGCAGCGTTTCAGATAGCGTGGCTTATACGCGGGTATCTGATTTTGTGATCACAGTTTCGGGCGTTACCCCGTATGTTGCCGATAATTTTGAGGTACAGGTTGGCTCAAAGTTTGTGGCGTCAACCATTAATGATTTTGCTTATGGCGATTATATTTTAGTCAAACGCGGCAAGCCGGATAGCGGCTGGAGATTGCCTTGTGAGTTTGTTCAGTATGATCCAAGCGTATACGCTTACGACTCAACGCCAGAGCCAGTAGAGCCTGTTCCATTGGCTATGACACTGGGTGCGGCAAGCACTACCATTGATACCGAAACATGCGATAACGTAAATGTAAGCTGCACAGCATCAGCCACCGGCGGAACGGAAACTTATAGCTATACATGGACCAAAATAAGCGGTAGCGGCTCTATAACTGCTGGCGCGGCTACGGCTACGGCTACCGTAACATTTACGAGCGTATGCTCATCTACTACGCAAATTGGAACATATCGTTGCACTGTCAGTGATGGTGTAGATACCGTTACCGTTGATAAGACCTTTAGCGCCAGCAATATTGGAGTTGACCCAGCGCCACCGTTATCAGCTTCACCGGTTGGCGGCAGTAATACGGTTAATAATACATCGTGCGTTAACGTAGTCGTTATTGGTTCAGTGGTCGCTTCAGGTGGTTCAGGACTTTATACCTACTCATGGAGCAAGCTATCGGGCAATGGCTCTATCACAAGTGGAACAACCGGCGATCAAATATCCGTACTATTTACCAGCGTATGCCCGGAAGAATTAGATAGTGGTTCTTATCGTTGCGCGGTTAGTGATGGAACAGACACAATTAACGTTGATATGACATTCACAGCAGAGAATATAGCGCCGCTTAGTTAAGAACGCTATACTGTTATTATTTGAACGATTGAGGACACAGACATGGCAGGTACAGGCGCAGCAGTGCCGAGTGATGCGATTGCAGATTTTAAAGCTAACGCTGATACGCTCGATCAACTAGTCAACAGCGATGCGCTCACTACGGTAGCTCGCGAAACGCCAGCAGACCCAGCGGGCAAGACATTAACGACCATTGAGGGCTTGCGACAAGCTATCCTTTCAGGCGTTGCCGGCGGTATTTACACGAATACCAGCGAGGGTTTAGCGGCTACTACTGTCGGCGGCTATTTTAACGTGCTCGGCACAGGTGGAACTTTTGCCACCTTATATCGGCATGATGCTGGACCGGTAGCAACCGTTATTCAATCATACCCGACTAAAGCAGAATTAGACGCGCAAGTATCGGCGGCAGCGGCCAGTGCAGCGGCGGCGTTATCCAGCCAGAACGCGGCGGCNGTTAGTGCAGCGGCNGCTTTNGTGAGCGAGGGCGCGGTTAATACGCAATACCTTGATTTTGTATCAAAGTTCTTGGGTACTTACTCAACCGCTCCGACCACTGACCCAGAAGGCAATCCGCTACTTGAGGGCGCTTGGTATTATAATTCAGTTAGTAATTTACCGTTAATTTACGATGGTTCGGCGTTTAATTCATTCTATGACGCCACAGCTAACGTGGCGGCTGTCGCTGATACGGTAGCCAAGCGCGGTGCAGGTGCGACCCTCAAAGCCGCAAGCGGTGTTGCTGATGATGACCTTGTGACAATCAAGCAACTAAAATCCACAGCTAATAACGCAGCCGATGCAACTCGTAAAGCCGAATCCATCGCC